GTTGACCGTCATAGAAACTCACCTTTTTTTGTTGTTCTTTTCTATAACACTAATCACCGTAGTGAGGTCGCGTGTGTCAAACTCAATGTGCGTTGGCCACCATCCTACTGCTACCAGCATTTCTGCTAGTTGTCTTCGGTAAGTGCCAACGCCGTAGGGTTTGGGTCTGTCTCATCTACGGATGTTAAATCCATGTTCGGATGCTGTTTAACCCATTCGCGCCAAGTTGCAGGCACAGAGTCACCAGCAAGTTTGCACAAGTGGTATGCCCAGCAAGCAATGTCGCTGTAGCCGATGCCTTTACCGTCAGAAACTTTGCGGTTTTCTAGTTTTTCCCATTCGCAGACAACAAACATATTTGTGGTCATAACGCGTTTGCCGCGTCCGTCTTGTAGGTCTAATTCTAATTTAACTTTCATGCCTTACCTTTCGTGTCGGGCCGATGCAGGCCGTAGTTATGCTGTTACGTCAAGTGTTAGCGCGCCACCTTGAAACACAATGTCATAGGTTGACAATGTGCCTAGTGAGGCGTTGATAACTGGCAATGACTCAAGGTAGCAACCAGTCAAAATAAACTTCGGGTTGGTTGTTGATTCTGCACCAGATGCTGGGGTCAGGGTTACGTTGGTTTTTGCACCAACCAAATTGAAAAGAGTGGCGTAAGTTTCTGTGGCGGCAAAACTGGCATACATCGTCAAGGTCACTTCGTTGTTGACAAGTCCAGCCGTGTAACTGCGTGAGTTAGTGCCAAACGCGGTGTCCTCTAGCGCCTCGACCAAATAGGTCAATGTGGCTGCAGTGCACATATCGGTTAAATCAACGCTGTTAATTGTTAAAACTGGGTTTGAGAGATAAGTACTAGAAGCCATGTGGGTTAATTCTCCTCGTTGTTGTCTGTACTAGTTTTAGCAGGTTTCTTAGGTTTAGGTGTGGATTGCTGAACGATGAAACCACCAGCAATAAGAGCTGCCACGTTAATGCCGTTGGCTGGCACGTAGGGGTCACCAATAATGCCAAGTTTGGTCGATGCAATGGTATAGATCATGCGGTTTGTGACTGCACTTTAACTGTTAGGTCGTAGCAAGGATATGACGCGCCGCCAATGTCAATCGTGCTGGGTTGACCAGATAACACAATAATTTTAGATGCCAACACTTTTGCCACAATTTGCAAAATCTCGCGTAGCACTGGCAAACCTGCAGGCCCAGAGCCAACTACCTTTAGCGGAAAGTCCATTGCCACAACATTGCCGTTACCTGCAAATGTCGTAAAACTAGGCGCTAATAAGAACACGCAGTTAGGCACAAGTTTAGTGGGGTCTGTTACTACCCTCAGACCGCTTACCGCCGTTAGCGTGGCTGCTATATCGTCTATGGCCTCGTTTAGCAGGTCTGTGTACGGTGCAGGCATTAGGCAACCGCTGGTCGGGGGATACCCAACAATTGCTTAACTATCGGTGTCAACGACTGCTGCGTTGGTGTGCCCATCGTGTCAAACGATGCGTATGCGGTTTCTATGCTGCCTCGACTACGCCACAGCGCTGCCGCATACATAAGCGTGCCCAGCGTGGCATCAGTACCCGGTGAGACAGACAAACTGTCTTTGTACGAAGACTCTTGTCTGCGGCGATAACAAAACATGTTTGCAGCGTTAGTTGACTGTGTAGCCAACGTGTAATCATCAGATGGGTTAGTAATTGTTACGCCCAAGTATGTGACCAGATCGGCAACACTGATCCACGTGCAGGTTTGCGTATAAACGACACTGCCTGTGTAATCAACAACATAATTGACATTTGCGCCAGTAGCTGCGTAAATGATCTGGTTAGGTCGAGCAACTTCAGGATTAAATTGAAATTCGCCTGTGGTTGGGTCAACGCCTGTGAACTCGTATTGCGGTAAGTCAAGCACCTTAAATGTGCCTGCGAACGGCGCAGATAAACCACTAACGGTTATGTTTTCGCCAACAACAATCTCTGACTGTTCTAAGGTGCTAATGCACGCGTAGTTAGAGATTAATTGTTTGCTGGCTGATGAGTAAGTTGCCATAGCGGTATAAGTCCGCTACAGACTAAGCGATTACGATGCCCTGAATAAACGAGGACTTAGCAACAAATGTTGAGAAGTAACCGTAGTAAGAGAACGTGCGGCTCAATGTGCTTGGGTTAGCGATTGACAAGACACCCTGCTGTGCTTCGTAAATCTCAAAGCCCGGTGCGTAAACAACCAGCATTGTGCCAGAGGCAAAGTTGTTATCAACGACTAGCTGTAAGCCCATTACGTTCATGTTGTTGTAGCCCATGCCGCCAACTTTGCCAATTGAGTTTTGACCCATGATGCCATCGGTGACATAACCCAAAACTGGTCGCTTGTTGCTGTCCAACTGTGCACCCAACTTTTCCCACACGTCTGGGCTTACGCACAAGTGTGTTGGGAAGTAGTTGCTGTCCTCTGCAATTTCGCGTGCTGCGTCATACAACGAGTTGATTAACGATGTTGGGTCACCAGCGGTAACAGTCCATGTCGAGCCTGATGCAGTCTTGCCTGTAACAAGTGCATCGGCTGCAATGTCATCAGTCTTGATCAGGTACTCACCTGCAAGGTCATTAAGAATGATGTTCATTGAGGCTGGGTCTGTAAAGTCCATGTCTTGCATTGTCAACGTGACTTGACCTGCAACAGTTGATTTTGTAACCGTGTTTGATGCGATCACCATTGTCGTTGCGCTAACTGCAGAGCCTTCGGTCTGTGTTGCAGCGCTTGTGTGCGTGGTGATTGTTGGCCTAACAAAAGTTTTGCTTGGTGTGTTTGGCATTGAGCGTGCACCAAAAGCGGTGACAACTGGTCGCACAAAGTTGAGGTCTTGGAACACTGGACCAAGCACTGGCACTGGCAAAAGACCCGGTGTATCTGTGGTAAGTACATCGCCTGCAGCTGCTTGCAATGCTGATTGCTGATCGCGCACGGCTTCTTTGTATGCAGCGTTTACGTTGTGGAATGTGTCTCCACCTGCGTGCATTGCTGCCAAGTATTCGCCAGCGGTTGGCATGACAAACTTGCGTTTTGCTTGTGCAAAAATTGGTGCAGTTGGGATGGTTGCCTCGACTGCTGGGATGGTTGCTTCGCTCATGGGTTCTGTCTCCTGTGTAGGTTCTGTTTCTATAGTACTTATTTCTGGCTCGTCTTGTGGGATACTCGCCGCAATGTCGGTGATGATCGCACCAGCAAATGCAGGTACTGGCACAAGGCTTAACTCAATCCAGTCGGCAGCGGTAACTGTGACTGTGCCATCTTTAGCGGTGGTGTACTTAACTGGATTTATACCAATTGAGACTGAGTCCAAAACACCATCCTGTGCCAAAATGAGCGCCTCATCGCCGCTCTGAGTCTTGCTGATCTTGGCCGTAAACATCATGCCCTCTGGCGTGTCCACGCGCTCTGTAACAATGCCAATAGCGTTAGTTGCGTCATGGTTCATGTACAGGCGTGGTGCTTTACCATCAACTGGCAAAGCGCCCTGTTTTATGATCACAGTTGTGCCATCAGAAACTGTCGCGGCAACGTCATACGGAACAGCAATTCCTGTAATTTCGCGGCGGCCAGCCTCGCCAGCAGCTGCGTCAATTGTTACCTGTGATGCAATAAGTTTAATCATGATTGCGACTGTACCTCATCGTAAGACTCAGGTTGTGCCATCTCGTTACGCTCGCTGTAATCACCCATAAGGTAGCCCTCAACGTCAAACTCAACATAAGTGCCGTTAGGTAGCACATTGTTTTGGCTAAGTGTGCCGGCTATGCAATCGGCATAAGCGCGCGCGCCAAATGTCCAAAGATCGGCACGGCTTTCACTGCTCGACTGGTAGGAATAACTGCCTACTGACACGCCTACCAAATATGGTGGCACGTTGCAAATCCTTGCCATTTCCATTGCTGAATATTCTGATGAGTCGATAAGCAGCATTTTGTCTGGGCTCGTAGCCGTTTCTGTGTACGACAAATATTCGTTTAATGCTGCAGTTTGATTGGTCATGCGCGCTGCGTTAAACGCTGACGCTAAGTCTGCTAATTCTTGTGCGTTTAGTGGCTCGCCACCAGTTTGTTTAAGGATGCCTGCAGGAATGGCGCTCGATGCGTTGCGGTTTCTTGCCGCCTCAAGTTTTAGCGCGGTAGCGACTGATGTTGTTGACATTGAGGTAA